CTTTGTCATTACACCGTTAGATACACACATTGTCTCAGCCATCGTAGGTTTATACTTCGGTGCTGGATTTACTAAGTAGGATATAAAGATGCCAATAGCAGGACCGTTTGATAGACCCATTCCGGGGGAGTCACTTACAGGTGAACCACGTAATAACCCTTGGGAGCAGCCACCTCAGATGTCAGATGTTAATGAGGTGGCTATGTATTACCTTGAGCGTTTGAACAATGATGAAGTGCTGCAGGACTTTGGTACTATGATTCAAGCTGGGGTATCTCTAGCTCCTATTGTAGAGACTACATACATGCAGGGCGTTATGCGTGGCTTGCACACAGTAGATGCAGGTCTTGTTGTAGCACCTGTTATCCATGCATATCTCAAGGCTTCCTTAGAGGATATGGGCATCACTGTAAAAGACTCTAGTGTTGATCCTCAGAAGAAAGTAGAAGCTGCTGAGATGCAACGCTTTATGATGGCAGCTAGTGCCATGCTAGACAAAGAAGAAACAGAGACACCCGATCAGGGCCAGCAGATGGTGCAGGATATGGTTGATACGCAGGAGGGAGAACCTGTGGAGGAAGAGATGACACCAGAAGAAAAGCCTATGGGCTTGATGGCAAAAGGGTAATACACAATGGCATTCAACAAAGATGAATTTTTAGCCGCATTTCTAGGTCAAGTCTCTACTGGTATAGCTAAGAACCGTGAGGAAGCCAAGGCTTACAAAGAGAAGCAGGAAGAAGCTTTTGAGCGTAACATACAGCTGATTAACACTCGTTCTGCTAGAGCGGGTGCTGCTGTTAATCTAGGTAAAGAAGCCCTTCAGTACTTACCTGAGGGAGCAGACGCTAAAGCTATGGTTCGTACAGCTATGGCTTCCGGTATGACTGGAGTAAAAGAGTTTCGTGACAAGCTTGCAAAAGCACATGCAGAGGCAGGCTTATCCGCTGGGCAAAGGCTATCTATGAACGATGTTGAGGCTATCATTAGTATGCCTAACATTCCTAGCATTGACGCCTCTCTCATCGACATGTCTCTCGAACAGTTTGCTAAACAGACATATGGTGCTTACGGTGAAGCTACCCCCGCAGAAGATACCACTGGTGTAGTGGGTAGGCTCTTTGGCTTTGGTGCTAAGGAACGTGCAAAGGAACAGCTGCGTGAGATGCCTGGTATGGGCGAGATGTCTATTGCTGATGTAAATGCTGCAGCACGTATGTCTGAGTTTAACTCTCTTATTCCTAATGCTGTAATGTCTTTCTCTGAGATGGAACGCTTTACGCGCAACGATGGTTACACCTTTGCCAACGACATGACAGAGTTGTTCCAAGAAACTATGAACTCTAGAGAAGCTGATGACAGCGTAATGGTGGCAGTACGGGCTGAGATAGACAAACAAGCGGCACTAGGTATCAGAGAAGGGGATATACCTGAAGCAGATCTAGATGTTGTGCGTAGAGAGGCTCGTAGAGCTTACGCTGAAAAGGCGGTACATCAACTAATACGAAATAAAGCAGATCAGTATGCAGGCCCAGCTGGTTTCTTTGACCACTCCTTTGCTATGGAACAGATAGCTGAACTTATGGGTGCAGACTATCTAGAAGAACTCAAGAAGTCTTACGGCATGGAAGATGGAGACCCTGCACCAGAGCCAGAGGAGACGCCAGAAGCGTTACCTATGGATGAGATACCAGCGTCTGCTGCTGAGTTATCTAGCATGTCAGGTGAAGAGTTACTACCACCACCTTTACCCGTAGATCCTACAACAGTGTCTTCACTACCAGAGGGCAAGGAACGTCCAACTGGTGACACAGGCGGTGATATTGTAAAGCAACGTAAGTGGGATAAAAAGTACGGCGGTCGTTACAACGCGGATAGAACACCTATCATAGTTGAACCTAGACCTACAGACCCCAATGCTACAACTACTCGTACTAAGCTTCTATCAGGCAGAGAATACCAAGTTAATGCGATTGAAGAGTGGGATAGAAAGTATGGTGAAACCCACAACCCAAACGGAACACCCAAGCAGTTTGAGGATGACTAAACATGAACTTCTTTGAACGCCAAGAGTACATTAAGAATCTTACCAGTGGTGTACCTAAGAAAAGGGTTGAGCCTCTATCGTTTGATCCAGAGGATTCCCTTACAGTAACAGACCTACAGTCAGACTATAAGTATTCACAACCTATTCGTGACTACATGATTGAGCGTATGGGTCAGGACTACCGTGCCAAAACAGATGAGGAAGTAGTAGATGATTTTGTTAAGCACATGCGTTACTTTAACGCTAACACTGTCTCTACTGCAGGTGAAGTACGCTTCGTCAGTAAAGCTAACGACAGGCAGAAAGAAACAGCCCGTAAAGCTTACCAGATATATGACCAACTAGGTAATGTATTTGTTAATGATGGCCTCATGGGTGCCGTGTCTGGTGTAGGTGACTATGTGTTTGCTGCAGCAACTGACCCTACCAACTACATAGGCTTGCTTACTGGTGGTATTGGACGTGCCGCTGCTGGTGGTGCTCAAGTCACCGGACGTGTAGCTATCAAAGCTGCCGTACAACGTGCTGGGCGTGAGGCTCTTCAGAGTGGTGCTACTGCTAAAGCCGCTAAAGAGGCAGCTATAAAAGCGGGTAAAGAGGCTGCAGCTAGAGCGGCTGCTCAGGGTATGTCTACTCGCAGGGCTAGAGGTGTGTATGAAAATGTCTCTGAGAAAGTTGCCCAAGAAGCTAAGAGAGCTTTAGCTAAAGACGCTATGAAGTCGAAGCAGAAGGAGTTGTTCCAGACAGCTGCTACTAAATCCTTGTACGCTACTACAGGCTTAGACGCACTAGCTGCCGTATACCAAGACGTAGCTGCACAGCAAGTTATGCTAGATGTTGGAGCACAGGAAACCTACAGTAAGACACAGACCGCCTTCTCCGCTCTCTTAGGTGGTGTTGCTGGTGGCGCTCAGTTAGTAGCTCGTAAGGTAGGTGCAGGTAAGTCTGGTTTAGAAGACACACGCACTGAGATGGAGAAGCTTGCTCAGAAGACTATTGATGAGTACGCCCCTATCCTGAAGAAGAAGGATGCTCCTGAAGCTGCTAAGGCTATACGTGAAGCAGCAGATAAGTGGAATGAGAAAGTAGATAGAGGTGAGTTTGGTAAGGGTGTCATTGATGACTCTCAACTTATTAAGGAGATCATGTTTGGTGATACCCCTGGTGAGATCGGTGGTCTTGCTGGTCTGTTTAATGACAAAGGCTACAAGATTGGCAAAGAGATCCACGTCTCTGATGTCATGACAAACGTAGCAAACTCTCTTACACAGGAAGAGCTAACAAGTATCAACGCTACTATGGGTAAGTTCACTGGTATGCAGTTTGGTGACCTTACTGGATCACGAGTTAAGATGGGCGATTTACTTGCAGCACGTATGAGCGAAGCTGGTAAGACTCTTAACGTTGCATCTCAGATGCGTAAGCTGCTTGATTCAGGACTACTAGCTGCAGAATCTAAGATACAGAAACAAGTAGATGCTATTGATGAGGCAGAAGCTAAAGCTGCTAAAGCCTCTGAGCCACTACGCTATGGTCAGTCTGTATGGAAGCGCTTGCTTGTCTCCTCACCAGCTACCACAGCACTCAACGTTGCTGGCTTTGGTCAGTACTACGTAGGTCAGACTATCGCTGATCTGTTTAGCTCAACAGCGTTGATGACTAAGGGCTTGGCACAGACTGCCTTTGATCGTGCTGGTGCTCAAGAAAGCTTCCGGCAAGCACGTGCGCTGGGTACACTACAGGTACAGAAGATCCGTAACTTGATGGACCCATACACTACACGTGATGCATACATGAAGTTTCTCAGTGACCCTGCTAACGAGTCTGCACAGAAGATGCTGTTCGAGACTATGGCAGGTGGTGTTGATGCATCGGCTAAACGCTTTGGTATTAACCCAGACAACCCTACCTTCCGTAACGTAGAAGCCTTTACTACAGCTATGAACCAGATCACTGGTGTGCGTATCCAAGATACATTCACTAAGTCTCAGATGTTCATGAATGAGATGGACAAGTACCTACGTCTGAAGAAGGGTACGACTCTCAAGGATGCACTGTTATCAGACGAAGCTTTTGATGAGGAGATTATCCAAGGTGCGCTTGATACTACGCTGAAGTCTGTGTTCGCTAAGGATTACACAACAACTGAACAACCAGAGTTGATACGTAAGTTAGCTTCTGGTGTTGAGTTTATCTCTAACACACCTGGCTTTGGTACTATCCTACCCTTTGGGCGGTTCTTCAACAATGTTGTTGCAACAGCGTACCAGTGGTCACCACTAGCTGCACCTGAGGTACTTCTTAAACCCTTCTACAAACGTATTATTGCTAAGGAAGGCCCAGAGATAACTGAGATGGACGCTATTGCTCGTATGACAATAGGTTCCGCTGGGTTGTACATGGCTGCTGAATACGACAAGGAACGTAGGGCTGAAGGCTTGGGTGTATATGAAGTTAATGTCGGTGGTGGCAAGATTGTAGATGCTAAGAACACATACCCCTTCTCAGCATTCCTTGCAGCTGGGCGTATCTTCAACCTAAAGAGAGACGGTGAGGTTGTACCACCTGAGTTGCTGACTGAGTTTGGTACACAAGTAGCTGTTGGTCAGCTTGCAAAGGATGCACAGTTTGGTAATGACCTAAACAACCTACTGGATGTTCTGATTAACTCAGATGCTGGTGCTCGTGGTGCCTCTATGGATGCATTCGCTAAAGTGTTTGGTAACTTTGCCTCTGGCTTTACTCGCCCTCTTGATGCGGTGAACAAGGTAGTAGGCTTTGCTACAGGTACAGACACAGCTAAGGATGTACGTCAGGCTGATGCTATGGGTATCTTCACTCAATCATCCACTAAGTACTTCGACAATATCCTTGAAGCATTCATTGACAAGACAGACACTATCACTGGTGAAGACTTGGCAGTAGCTACACGAGAGGGTGACATCTATGATGCTAACCCCTTCGCTAGGATCTTTGGTCTGACTATCAAGCAGGGACGTACAGCTACAGAGAAAGCTTACTCCATGTCTGAGATGCAACCTTGGACAGCTAATGAACGCTCAAAGCTACCTGCCTATGATAAGGCTTTCAACGCAATGCTTGCACCTGTACTGGAACGTCAGACGCAGAGGCTGTTGATGACTGAGGAGTTTAAGGAAGCTAACCTTAACAAGCGTAGAGGTATGTTGAAGTCTGTGTTGCGTAGTGCTAAGAAGCAGATACGTGAGCGGATGGACAAAGGTTATACCTCTGGCGATAATGTTAAGATGCGTATGGTCTACAAGGCTCAGACTATGTTCCCTAAAGAGGTACAGCGTGAGACCGCTAAAGCCATGAAGGATAAGTTTGGCATAGATGGTAGCTTAGATGACTACTCGTTTGCTGAGTTAGACTTATTCATGGAGTACGCAGAGTATCTCAAAGATACCTTCGATGCAGCAGCAGAGTTTTAGACAAAGAGAGAGGGGGCCAAGCGGCCCCCTTACTTTATTCCGTGTATGTCTGCTGCGCGTCTAGCCCACATCAAAGCCTCTATAAGCCTCTCCTTGGAATGTTCCTTCTCCCCGCACTCATGTAAGTTATCTAAGATGTAGTTGTCTAGATCACACGCTGCTTCTGTTAAGCCTGTGTTGAACTTATTCTTTTTGCTCTCCACAAAATCCTGTGCCTCTAGCTCTATCTTTTTCATCCTTTACTTTCTAATCTCTTTAGGTAATCTAACGCCAGCTGTACGCCTGTAAGGTTATCGCCCAGCATACCAATGCCACGATTACAACTACCACATAGATGACCTCTGTACTCTCCTGTTTGATGGCAGTGGTCTAGGTGTAGCTTACCCCCTTTAACATCTTTAGCATCTACAGAACAGCAATCACAGGTGCCATAAGCTCTATGTCTATATATTTTGTTTAGCCTCTTCTGATGCATAGACCCTTGATTATGACAGGTTTTACACCTGCTGTCATAGTGCTGTAGTTTACTACCATCTTTAGATATGTATGCCCAGACTTTGTAAAAGTTATCTTCCGTTTCCAAAAAAACTTCCTTACAGAAAGAACAAGCTTTACATCTTACACTACTGTTAGGTAACTCTACTTTCTTCTCTTCTTCAAACAAACTTAGCTGCATCACAAACCTTCCTTCATGAATACCTTGACCCACTCAGCGCAGATACCACTACGCACAATGTCATCAATGCCAAACTCTACCACAGGTACATCAAGCATATGCTTCTTAGCTAGGTGAATGATCTTAGCTAGACCAGACGTACCCTTTAAGTCTGACTGCTGGATGTCACCATTAAGTACAATAGTACTGCCTTCACCTACACGAGTCAACAGCATCTTGATCTCTGGTATGTCTATGTTCTGCGCTTCATCTACAATGATAAACGCATTGTCAAAGCTACGCCCACGCATCAACGCTAGTGTAGCTACTTCAATGTTACCGTTCTTAACTCCTGTATCAACTGTACCACGGCCTAAGTGTTTCACCAGTACATCAAGCACAGGTAATGCCCAAGGTTGTGCCTTCTCTTCTAGCGTACCTGGCAGGAACCCAATGTCTTTACCTACAGCTACGTGAGGACGTGTGATAACAATCTTGTCTATCTCTTTTAGTGTGTACAAGTCTGCGGCACATGTTGCTGTAACGTAGGTCTTACCTGTACCAGCAGGACCAAGGATAAGCACCTGCTTGCTGTTAGCAATAGCACTGATTAACTTTCCTTGGTTCACTGTCTTAGGTACGATACCAGAGGTAGGCTTACTAGCCGCGCCCTTATAGTTTGTCTTACGGCGTGTACGTGTAGGCTTCTCTAAGGGTTCGATGTTGTTCATTAAGCGTTCTCCGGTACAGCCGTACATATATGCACTATAGATACTTTATCCTTGAGATCCTCAGGTAAGTACTGGTACGTTGCTGTCATTGCTTGGGCTGCTTCGTAGACGCAGGCATCATAGGTGTTATACAGGTTGGGAGAGGCCCGTACTGATGGTACCTCCCCCGCCATGTATGCTATAAGCACAAGCACATACATTAAAGCTGCGCCTCAGGGATATAATCATCTTCAGTATTAACCGTATCCTCATCAGTAGGGTGATTAATCTTCTCCTGAATGTACTCTACACCCTGTGTTACTTTAGGTTCAGCATAATCATATGCCTTACCTGCTATATCTGTGGTTACTTCTATTGCAGCTACCGCCATAAAGAATCCAATTACAAACTCAATCATCTAAACGTTCCTTCAGTTGTGTGTAGCCACCAACATGGTGGCCTTCGTTATCCCAGATTTGAGGTACAGTAGTCATACCCGCCTGCTTTAGTAATGTCAATAGCCATCTACTACTAACTGTATCGACAGAGTAAGACATAAAACCTATGCCTTCCTTTTGTAGTAAGGTCTTTGCCTTATTGCAGAACTCACACTTAGTAGTCCCTAGTATTACGTACATTACTTCTCCTCTCTAGCTGCTCCAGCAAATGCTCTTGCGCTTCCTGTGACATGATAGGCCACTGCCTTATCTCTGTCATACTGCGAAGACACCCTATGCAAAACCCATCCTCAATGAAACAGATCTTTATACAGGGTGACTCCACGTTTCCTATACTAGGTCTACGATTTCGCATGAGTCGCCGGAGCAAGCCATCGTCTGCATAGACACTGTATTGTCCTCATTCTCGTAGTCGTTAAGCTCTTCCCAGTCAATGCTGTCTGGCATAAGTGCAAGCATCTCTTCATACTCTTCCTTAGTGCAATCCTGATAGGGTGCTTGCTGGTAAGTATGATCTGAGTGTGGCAAAAATGATACACCTGACATCTCATCGAAGTGTTCATACACGAATGCACCTACAGACATCCATTCGGTGTCACGAACTGAGATAGTTACACTTGGCTTATGCTCACACCAGTGTCGCTGATAGGTGAGCCACAACTCAAGCTGCTCTACAGCAGTCATATCATTACGTGTGACAGCCTGCTCAGGAGACTTGACAGGGAAGCTAAACACTACAGTAGAGTCAGGCTTCATGACGCAAGGCTCATTGGGAATACCTTTGTCAATCATGAACTGAGTCAGAGGGTCTTTGCTGTCACCACGCACAGTGCGAATGTAATAGGGGCTGTGACGAGCATGAATTCCACTAGCGGAATCAACCAGTTGTGATACCGTACCTGAAGGTTTAACACAGCTGATACTAGCACTAGCAGGGATGCCAAGAAGTTCAGCCCACTCAGCGTTAGTAGCCACGGCAATGGATCGTAAATGCTCAAGGGTCTTCTCCAGTCCTTTGTTCTTGTTTGTCATAAGAGGGTTGTCCATGATGCCTGTCATAGACACACCAAGCAAACGCTCTTCTGCTGTGTTATTCTGCCAGACCTTACGCAGATAAGGGAACTTAATCATGGTAGACTGGATCGTACCTAAGATGGTAGCCAGCTTAACCTTACGCTCAAGATCCTCAATAGTATCAGTAGCACGTACTACGCACTCCGTTAGGTTGCAAAACTGATTTGGGCGCAAGATGATTTCCGAACACGGGTTGGTCCCGAACTCATGGTTAGGATCACGCCGCCCAAACTTAGCAGCTTGCTTCTTGGATGCCTCACGATTGAAGATACCACGCTCACCTGACTTAGACTCAACCAGTGCAAGCCACTCACGCATGAATGTTTCCATGTCTGGCTTCTCAGTGTACGATACAGAGTTGTTAGCCAAGGCACGATGCCCAGCAGTTTCCCACCACTGTCCTGACTTAGCGTGACGCATACGGTCATCACTCAGGTTAGACAGAGAGATCATAGCTGAACGTCTCACGCCACCTACAACAACGATCTGACCAATGAAGCACATCAGGTCATGACATTCCATAGAGCTAAGCTTGCGTCCTTGTGCCGCCTTGAAGGTAGACACAGCAAAGTTAAACAGTTCTACGAGTGGCGCTGGGCCTGACGCTCTACCGCCAAATGTTTTAAGTCTTGCACCAGCAGGACGTACACGAGAGACATCCCACTTAGGAATCTCACCAGCCCAGAGGAGCGCAAGAACTTGACGGAACCCCTTAGCCCAGCCTTCCTTACTGTCCTTAACGACAACGATAGACTCACTCTCGAAGAGCTCAGGCACTTCTGGGAGCTTGCTGATAAACTGGCGCTCGACACTGAACCCGACACCAGTGCCGCAGAGGAGGATGTACATAGCCTCATCGAAGGACTTAGGGTCATCTACGGGTAGGTAGCTACAGTTGTAGCCTGCAGTGTTGTCACGATCAAGCGCTGGGCCAGCTGTCATCATAGCGCGCATGGAGGGCATGATCTCTTGACCAAGGATAGCTTGCTCAATGTCATTGATGTAAGAGTTGTCACCTGTCACACGGCGCACTACGTTATCCATGTAGCGGCTTACTGTCTTACTCCATGACTCGCGGCCTTCGCCATCAAAGTACTTGGCGTAGCGTGACTTGTGAATGAATGCTTGATAGTCTGTTGGTAGTTGATTGCTCATCGGTTGTCACCTGATCCTTTGATAACGCCACGTCTTGCACGGCTGTTTAGTTTGTCCATATTGGTTTGTATTACCTCTGTGAGGTCACTGTTAAAGTAGTTAGCAAGGGCTGTAACATAGAACACAACGTCACCTAGCTCCTTGATAATGTCATCAGATGAGACCTTGGTGTTGTCACGCAGTAGCTTCTTGATCTTCTCAGCCACCTCACCTGCTTCACCTACTAAGCCTAGTGTATTCTCCACTAAGCGGGTCTCACCTTCTGTTACAATCTTACCCTCTACCCAGTAGGAATAATCCTGCGTGTTAACATCTGCCATAGCAGCAAACGCATCTATATCTTCTTGTGTAATCATCCTCGCTCCTTCACGTATAAGTTTTCTATCTCTACATCATCCACGTCATACATCACATCAGTTATCAAGTCATGTATGTCTTGTTCGTGGCTATCTTCGTATGATGATAATATGTTATTGTTATCTTCTACACACGCTACAAAAGTAACACTGAACTTTTTCATGCACTTCCCTCTGTCTTTGTCCAGCGGTTAAGGGTTACAACATTATCATCTACAGCGTAACCTCTTTCCTCTTCTTCTTCTGCCTCTGCTTGAGCGTATTGCTCAGGGAACATCTCTTGTAGTATTTCATGCCTAAGGTCAGAGAAGTCTTCCCATGCATCAGGGTATATCTCTAAGAAGCGCTGGGCAGAAGCCATAGTAACAGCCTCATCTAACGCTGCCCTCATGCCATCCTCTGATCCAGCTGCACCAAAGACTAAGCCAGACTTGATAGCACCTGTCCACTCACCCTCTTCTACAACAGGGTGTAGTATGATAGCGATGTCACCAGGTTTAATCTCATAAGGCATCACTCTCTCCTCTTAACTTTTACACGTTGCTCTTTCATTCGCTTGCCTTTTTCTTTGAGCCACTCTTCCGGTATGATGCGGTGCGCCCACATAAAACCTTTCTGTTCACACCAATCGCAGTACCTACTCTTAGCCCCCTTGTAAAGCTTTGAATTAGCGTTGTAAAACACAAAACGAATATCAAGTGTAGGGTGCTGTCGCTGTATCTCTACATGTTTACGCCTGTCTCCAGCAGAAAATAAGCCCTTCATCTCAACTATGATACCATTATCTAGCTCAAAGTCTGGCGTGTATGTACGATACTTTAGATCCTCCCACTCTATCTTTAGCTTTTCATAGGCTACAATCTTCTGCCTATCCTTGAGGTACGCAGCAGCCTCAACTTCAAGGCCACTGCGATATGTTCTTTTGTTGTGCTTACGCGGCACGTCCGTCTCCCACAAGTACATACTCTACAAGTGGGGCGTCTTTCTTACCCTTGTATACACGAGAGGGTAGCTCTTTCAGATCCCAACACTTGTGCTTGAAGTCACACCAATGACACTTAGGGTTGAGTACTAAGTTGCCACTAGGCTTCTTAAAGTATGTTTCAGGTACTGGCTCATAGCAACGCTTGAACGGTTCATCATTCTCAATGTAGTCTACTGTGGCTTGGATGCCTTTGATGACTTCCTCCTTGTCCACCTCAGAGGCGTCTACATACTTGAACTCACCGTTTCCTTTGTTGACTACCCACCAACCACCTACACCCTTTCCAGCGGCCTCTGCGTAGCCCACAAGCTGTGCCACGTAGCCAAAGCTATCGTCCTTGTTGAGTGCATCGAAGCTATCAAACTTATTCTTGTATGACCAAGGAGAGGCAGACTTAACATCATCAATCTTACCATCCATCTCCATGTCGTACTCACCCTTGATCTCCTGACCGTTGGGTAGCTTGAGTGTGACAACATCATTGTCCTTGAACTCCTGACCTACTGCACGTAGCAGTCCCTTGAACACAGCCTCAACGATGTCGCCAAGGATCATGTTCATCAGGAAATGTGGCGGAAAAGGTCTACGATCTTCTGGATCATTCTTCTCAAACCACAACTGACAGGGTGCCTTGCCAATGTTTGACATACGTAGGCGGAAGTCTCCACGTGGAGGGGAGTTAAACTGTTTGTTCAACGCAGCCTCGACATCAGCGGCAACCTGTTTGGTCACCGCCTCTGTCATGCTTGCCTCACCAGCTAGAGCTTTCTGCAGGAAACTGTAGATTGCTAATTCTGCTGGATGATTCATTAGCTCACCTCAATGAAGTCGTTGTTGAGAATGTCAGACACCATAGCCTCATCATCAGATGACATATCCTTGTTCATACGCTCATGGTGTAGATCTAAGATCTTACCGTTGCTGTACTCAACAAGTTCGATGAAGTCTTTTAACATCTCATTGTCACCCTCACCTAGCTCAACCTTCTCGCCAGAGGATGCTTTGATCTTACCAAACTTAGCACCTGTAGGGATGCTATCTTCTACGCCTTCAAACTTAATCGTAGACATGATAGGCAACATGTTCTTACGCTTGAGTACACTCATCACACCATTGATGCTCTTCAGTGATTCACGGTTCTTAACATCCATGACAAAGGGTACGTCTTGGTAGTCAGCGCTATCAAGTGCTTCACCCTTAGCATTCATAGGGTTGTCTAGAGACAGTGTACCGTAGTAAACATTCACACGCTTAACACTACGGATGATCTGTTTGGTTGCTTCAGGCAATGCGTTG